GCGGAACCCGCAGTTTCGCCGGAGCCAACCCCTGCACCGGAAGAGGAGGTGACGCCTCCTACACCCACAAGCGAGGCGCAAAGATTCACTACGGCCTTAGGCATACCTGAGGTGTTGGCGCATAGATTAACTACCCCTATTGAAGGCTTACCACCGTTAACAGCGAGTGGAGATGCCACCACTACCCCTACCCCTACCCCTACCCCTACCCCTATTGAAGGGTTACCACCGTTAGCTACAGCGAGTGGAGATGCCCCCACTACCCCTACCCCTATTGAAGGGTTACCGCCGTTAGCTACAGCAGAGGCCGCTATCCCTGCGGGGAAGCCCAGGATAAGACTTAGACCGGCCACAGAGACGGTGGATACCCCCTTACCCGCTGTCCCCGAGCGTGCTTCCGCTACCGATACCGCTACCATGCCGATAGAAGGCTTACCGCCTCTAACCCCTACGCCAACTCCCGCTGCGCCCTTACCCCCAGGGCAAGACCTATCCAACGCAGGAGTAGTGCAGGAAGCCTTACAACGCGCCGATTTGATTATCGCCGACATGGGCGGTATGGCTACGCCCGAGGACATAAAGGAGATACGCAGTCAGGAAGTGCACGACGCGATGGTTGACAATAATATCCCGCCTGAGCATATAATGGAGACTCTTAACCAACTATATCGGAGGCAAAATGACACTACAGCAATCACTGTACGACCTGAAAACGATATCTCCGGAGCTACTGGAGCAAGCGTTCCACTGCATAGCGTTCGATCTGCCGCCCCCGCCGGAGTTGATGGGGCTATCGGACTTGACCTGGGGCGTAATATCAACTCTACTGGAGCAATTGATGCAGGAACGGGAGCAAGCGATAGTCCATTAACCCCTGAACCCATAGGAGCCTTCGATGCAGAATTTACTCAGCCGCAGACGGATGTCGACCCTACAACGCCTTCTGAATCAACACCGGAGACGCAACCGGCTGCACCGCCGATAGACCTCGGTCGGGCAAACCCTAACGCGCAAGGGCAGGCCGATAACCTGCCCCCCGGCGAAGAAGCGGATATAGACCGAGTAGAGAATCCTGAAGTTGAGGTGCAACAAGCGCAACAGCAAGCCTCACAACCCCAACCTATACCACCGGCCCCCCAAACCGCCCAAGCGCAACCGGCGCAACCCGCAATTAACCTAGGACGGGCTAACCCGCAAGCGCAGCAAGCCCAAACCCAACAAGCCCAAACCCAACAAGCCAAAGCGGACGCGGCTAAAATCAGCGCCGATATTCAAAAGGATGTAGACAAGATCGAGAACTCCGATTCCGACCGGCAAATTGCAGGGGCCTTCGCGAACGCGCTCAAGAAAAAAGACGTAGCCACTCTCTACGAGCTTCTTAAGACCCGTATTACCTCTTTACCTAAAGAGGCGCGGTATGTAGTGCTCAACCAAATGAGTTCCGCCGATCTTATACGCCTGGGCGACTATCTCGATGTTAAGCGGGGTAACGTCTTACCCTCTACTCTACAAGTGCCTGGTGCGCCCACGCCCTTAGCGCGTATAGACGACATAGCAAGAAAGATCGCGGGGCTACGCAAGCACTTGCACGACCACGCCAATAAGATCGCCCTCGACCTGGGTAAGTACATACGCGAACACACCGTAGTACAGCTAGGCGAGGCGATGCACATGGCACGTTTGCAAGAGATCAAGTTCTCCGAACACAAAGACCTAGCCGATGCGCTAAATAACGACTGGAGAGTGCAACAACTCCTCAAGATTCTGAACGACCCGAAGGCAACACAAGCCGAACAACGCGCCGCTGCTAAAGACCTGCAAACACGCAGGCATAGCCTAACCCGCGCCTATAAGGAGTACTGGGAACCGCTAGGGCAAATCAAGGGCGGCCACGAGATGTACAACCGCATCAATGACTACTATAAAACATACTACGATGCGCGCCATGCCTTGCTTACGCAGAAGGTTAATAACTCCTCCTTACCCGCTGGTAGCAAACGAGTATTGATAGCGCAAGCGCGGTTGTGGTTCGAGCAGGCCAAAGAACGAGGGGATTACTTCCCTCTGGCACGGCATGGTGACTATTGGCTGCAAATCAAACCGCCGAAAGGTGTAGAGGCTGAAAATTCCCGGCACCACTTTGACAGCATAGCGAAGCGCGATACGTTCGCCAAAAAATTAGCCAGGCAATATGGCACGAAGGCTACAGACTCGGACGTATTTACCTATGGCAGCACTGACTCGGACAATTTACAGGCGTTCAAAAAAGACTCCAAGCTGCTGACGGATACGCTGGAGCTTATCGACACCAACGCAGGTAAAAACGCGCAGGACTTGAAAGATGCCGTCTATCAAATGTATCTAGAGACGCTACCCGAAGCTAGTATCCGTAAGAATTTCCTCCATGCCGAGAAGAGACAGGGGTTTAGCAGCGATGTGCTGAGAACGTTCAAAGTTAACGCCACGAAGGCGGGTAACGAGTTATCCAAGCTGACCTATCAAGACGATCTCAATAACAACATAGACGCAGCCTATGCCGCACTGGACGGCAAGCCAGCCGATCAGCAAGAACTTGACCGTGTATTTGTCGACATTCTAGCCGCTCGCGGGCGTGATGAGTTTGACCCTGATACAGGCCACGCCTTAGCAAATATAGCCACCAAGACCGCCTTCCTGATGTTGCTTACCAGCGCCTCATCCGCAGTGTTGCAGTCCTCATCCATAGCGGCCTCGGTGCTGCCTGGCCTCGGGGGCAAATACGGGTACGGTAAAACCTCCGCCGAATTGGCTAAGAATATGAACATATTTAAGTCAATGGGGGTACGCAGCACAACCGCGACCGGCGCTACGACCTATACTTGGCCGACTATGCTCAAGTCAAAAATGGTTGCTGCCAACCCCGCCCTGGGGCGCGCCTTCAAGGAAGTAATCTCAGAGTACGACTTGTTGCAGTCGACTAACGTAGCCATGCTGACCAATAAAACGGCTACACCGTCCTCAGTATCGGGGCATAGAACCGCTGAGGGATTGGACAAAGGTTACCGGTATGTAACCGCGATGTTTCACGAAGTAGAGCGCCTAACCCGTGAAGTTACGTTCGCCACGGCCTTTAATCTCGAGATGAAGAAGTCCGGCAAATACGAAGCCGCTAAGCGTGCGGGTATGGACGCCATCGATCAATATTTAGGCAGGTACGATACGGCTGACCGCCCGCAGATTTTCCGTAATCCCGTGGCCCAAGTGCTGTTACAGTTCAAAAAGTACTCGCTGATTATGACATCCTTTATAACGCGCAACGCCTATAACTCCTTCAAGGGCGAGACTCCTGAAGTCCGCGCACAGGCGATGAAAACAGTCTTAGGAGCCACCGCTATGGGGGCGTTGGTGCTGCACGGCATCACGGGCTTGCCATTCTTCACGATGTTGACTTTTGCCTACGATGCGGTATTAAACCGATTCGAGGACGAGGAGGACAAGCGCAGGCGCTATGCACGTAACCCCTTCACAGCAGAAAGCTCGGCTTTAAGATTCAAGTATGAGATCGCACCTAAGGTGCTCGAGGGCTACCCTTGGTTGGTAGACACCCTGCTCTACGGCGGCGTATCTTCGACTGCTAACCTGAGTATATCCAATCGAGTTGGTGTGGACTTGGCTAATCTTTGGATGCGCGACGGTAAGGACAGCGATAACTGGAGCGAGAAGGTACTTAATTTCCTCATAGCTAACATGGGACCTGGGCCGAGTGTGGCGCTTAACTTCCCTAAAGGCTTTCAACACCTCGAGGAAGGCGAACATGGGCGTGCATTAGAGGCGATGAGTATTGCACCAATACGCGATATAGCTAAGGCTTACCGTTTCTGGAGCGAAGGGGCTAGAACGGCATCGGGTAAGCAAGTTATGACGGAGAAGGACATATCCGGCTGGAATATAGCCATGCAAGCTCTAGGCTTCGGGCCACACGACCTGGCGCGCAGGCAGACTTTTAACTACGAGATCGGGCAGCAGCTACGCCGTATAAAATCCGAGCGTCAAGATTTACTAACTAAACTAAATAAAGCTAAGTCCCACCCTGACAAAGATATTAATGACATCAAAGACTTGCTAGTAAAAGTTAAGAAATTCAATGCTAAATATGGGAAGTATTCTGATTTAGCTATCACGCATCAAGTGCTGCAACGTTCTGAGGCTAGTGCAGCCAAACGCAAAGAGAGCGACTTTGAAGGGCTGAACCTTCCGAAAGAGCAGTTAGGGCGAACGATTAAAGGTATGGCACCGAAACTACACTAGGCAACCCGCCACGCTCTAATACCCTGGACGCCGCCCTCTATGACAATCTGAACGGCTATCTTGCGATTATGCGCTCGGGCATCAGTATGCAGGGCTTTACGCCCTGCCTCTACGTCTAAGCAGGGGATGAACACCGACCACCCCAACCGCATAGCGCGCCAATCAACTGAGTACTGAAGCCCGTCGACCTCGACCACGGCCTAATTCTCCGGTGCTACCTCTGCCAACGCCTCGATATCTAACGAGTCAAGCGACTCACCACGGAACGCCAACACCATCATGGCCGGTGCGTTGAACCCCATGCCCTTAGACATGCGCTTGGCTTGCGCCCCCGCAAACACGCCCGACTCCTCCAGGTTCTTAAGCGTAACCCGCCGTGATATGCGATGCTCCGCACAATACTTACTGAACATCTTAGAACTGATATAGAGCATTTGAGTGTCTGGCTCGTAGCGTGCGGTTAACTCGCCCCTAGGCTCGCGCAACGGCATGGACTGCAAGCCTGATTTTCTATCCACGTGATTATTCACAACCAACAAGCCGTTGATGTGCTCGTTGAGGAAGTCGCCCAAGATGTGTGAGGCATGGCTTGTAACGGGTACGGCCTCTTCGCGGATGGTTTTGAGCATGCCAACCGCCCAAAGATAAATACGTTTCATGTCCCAATCAATCAGCCCAAGCCTTTTAGCTATAAGCCCCCCTGCGATATTACAGGCTATCACCGCCGACCAGAACCGCTCCCGGGAAGTCAGCTTAGCATCGCGGTCAATTTTTTGTTGCACCGCAGCAAGCCCTTGTACCGACTCCTCCAAGTTATTGATTAAATACTGCACATATATCTGCCCCGCATGTCCGTAATTGTCCCGCAGTTGATGGTCGAACATCCTTTTGGCGGTATTAGGGTCGATGATGGCAGTAGGCTCGATGGGATACTCTAACAAGCGCATCATCTCGCCATCAGGCGAGCTTTTATATGCCCCGAGTTTCTCATAGATACTCGCATTGGACGTGGTAACGGATATAGTCTGCCACGTTGTGTTATTAACCCGCATCTCGTTTGCGGATGCCTTGACGCGGTTCGGCCCCCGCCCTTGCGACATGCTGTAAACAAGGGTCGAATGATCTTGCTCCGACATGTTAGTCAACTCGTCACATGTAAAAGGGATGTTCTTCAGCACCCCCAAGTGCATCATCTTGGCCGCTAAAGTATCACGCCATATGGAGGTGAGTTTGACGGGATGGCCGTACACGCTATTGCACATATAAAGGGCGGTTGACTTGCCTGTGCCCGAGGTTGGATGTATAAGGTTGATCATCGCTCCGCTATGGCCTGTGAATTTAAGCAGGGGCGAGCCGAATGCCGCCAGGGCAGCGAAGGCGTTGGCCTCTAGTCCCGGCGTGTTATACAACTCAAACACCTCCTTCCATTTCTCCAGCGAGCCTTTAGGCTGCATAGCCGCTGCTAGCTCCTTCGTTACTCCCGCAGGCGGGCAGTAGCCTACCAAGTCTCCCCGCACTTCCCTATCACCGATGACAAAGCACTTGTCGTTATCTACCCAGCCAAATTGATTGCGCATTTGCTCCGCCTTCTTAACTAATTGAATTTCTTTAAACGATCTGTATATGTAATTCATCAGACCCGCGAATTTAGACTGCGCCACCAACACCCCTTTTGAGGCCAGTACCTCCCGCAGCTTGTCCTTAGACGATATAACCGACAACGGCAATGAGAACTCCCGCACGCCGTCCATCGGCAGGTGCAGCCGGAATAGGGCTAGCTCCCCCACGTCTGGGTTCGGGTCGAACATGCGCTTAACGACATACAGGTCGTGCTCATATAAGCACTCAGCCGCGTTGTCCTCCCCTTCGCCCTTAGTATATACGCCCCCATTTGCGCCGCGAAAGTACGGCCACGGGTAATTAGGTACGGAATACTCCGTAACCTCCTCAAGCTCCTCGGTAATGCTAGGGGCTATCTCGTGACGCTCGGGCGCTGCGCTGATGTGCAGATTGCCCTCTTCGTCCGGCATAGACTCCTTGATCTCCCGCCCTAAGACTAAAGGCGTTTTAATTTTGCCGCGCCATGTACAGCCTTCACAGCCGCCGGGATTATTGTCCTCGAACGTGCGGCACGTGTGCGGTGAATTACTGTTATTAGCCTTCTGTTCTGTTTTCTCAGCGTCATACTCATCATGGCCTTTGGATATTAAGTGTATCGCCTTGTCTCTATCTTTGCACCGGGCGGCTATTGATATAGCGTCGAACCAACTTGGCTCGGAGACGGAATTGGCGTTAAGGGCTTGATCACGTAGTTGGTGGCACCCCTTACCGTCAAGGCTGCGAAGCATGATCTTCGTGAAACTAAAATCCATGTTACCCTGCAACGACTGCTGCAACGGAGACAACGGCGCTTTAGGTAGGGGGGCTTCTCGCACTCCGAGCAATTTCTTGAGTGCTTCAACTTCTAAGGTAGCTGCGGCCCCCTCATGCAGCACGTAAGCTAACTTCTCGCCCCCGTCCTTACGGTTTATGGTGCCGGGTATACGTAGTACACGCGATGCCTCGAACACCGCAGCATCGACTATTAAGCCTTGAGCCTGACAAACTTCTTTCAGACGTAATGAAATAGGCTCCCACTCGTGTCGCACCAGAACGGTGGCAAGCACCCAATAAGCATGGATACCATAACCCGAATTTACTATGATTGGTTTAGGTAGCCCTACGGCATGGCAGAAAGTTTTTAACGCTTCTAAGGCGGCTGCTTGGGTACGATACCCTTTTCCAGCGGCGGCTTTTTCTTCCGAACAATCTAAATCCAACCAAACCGCTTTTAAGGTGGCTACATTCGCTTTTGTTCTGCCAGTGGAGCTTTGGTATTTAGCCACCCCAAAGAACACGTTATAGCCCCGTTCTGAAAGGTCGAAAATTTTAGCGTCGAAGGTTTCGCGGTCGGGATAGAGCTTTTGTATAGTCGGCATGGCATCATGCAGTCCTAACAAGGCAAAATAACCCCCCTCCCCCTGAACTCTACTAATCAGGTCAAGCATATCTCCCCCTTGAGGCGAATAAAAGGCGCATATGCGCCTTTTACCCTGTTACAGTTCTATTGCACTACTTCCTCAGTGAGAGAGTTCAGCATCTCAGTTACCTTGAACAGGTTAGCGCCTTTAGGACAAGTCTCCCCAAAGAACCATTTGTATACGCACTCGCGGGATACTCCAATGCGCTTAGACACCTCTATAACCGAGATTTCTTTAGTTATGCACACTTTACCTAATTGCACCCCGATCATGGACTGATCGGCTGCCTCGTTGAGACGTAATGCCTTTAAACTGTAACCATCCATAGTATTAGTCCTCTCCCCATGCCGCCAATACGCTGTCTAAGTCTGTTGCTAATGGAGCCGCCTTCTTAGCTGGGGTTTTGGCCGTTGGGGATTTGACAGCCTTCGGCTCCTCAACTGCATCCTCAGTGGTATCCTCGTCGATAATGGCTTGCTTGGTTTCTGGTGTTATAGGTACAGGGGTCGGGGCAGGCTTATCCGCCGGTGCTGGCTTAGGTTGTTCTTTCACGCCGTCTTGTTGTGCTGCCGTCAAGCGAACAATACGCTCTGCCATTGGGTTAGCCTGCGCTTCGGCCACCGTACCCACTTCTTCGTCAGTCAAATGGCGCAAGGGGGTAAAGCGGACTACGTCCTCCTCAAACGAGTCGTCAAACGACACCTCAGTAACAATGCGGTCTATACTGACGTTGTTAGCAGTCAGAAACTTGAGGTAAGACTCGAATGGGTGCGAGTTACCCGTACCTTTGCCGAATAGAGACTTGGAAGGAATCTGCAACGAATACAGTTCACCGGTTTCGTCCCCTTCGAGCATAACTGCCACGCGGCGGTGGAAACGACAAGCACGGCCTTTGCCATTAGCGCCAGAACCGTCAATGTTTTGTGGGCAGGTAGTGCAAGCGGCGCTTTGCGCTTTCGGTGCATCTGCCGCCGGTACATCGCCTAACTCCGACCAACAATCCGGCAAGGTAGGAGTAGCCGAAGGGTCGTAAGCCGCTGCATAGTAACCTCGTGAGACTTTGGGCAAGGCGTTCACTACTATCACATTCAGAGGCCCTGGGTTAGCTCCCATGACTTCGCCGTCCATAATGCGGCGGAATTTGCCTTTACTGATCGTGATACGCTTAAACCCGCCGGAAGTAGCAAGCGCTTTAGCTAATGGGCTAAGCTCGCGGGTGGCAGGGGCTACGGATTGTTGTTTGAAAATAGTTACTTTACTCATAATATATGTTCTCCTTATTTATTGGTGGGTTTGCGTACACTGATTGTGTACTTGCTTTGGGTATTCAACCCGATCGGCACTATGCCGGGGTGATCTTCTAAAAACTTCGCCATATTGCCTTGATTCAGCCGTTTTTCGACCAGATCGAGCGCGTCATGATCTTTGATGAATTGTTTCATAGCTTCCCAATCCGAAGGCATATAGCGAGTTTGAACAGAACGAATAACTGTTCCTGCTTTAGTTTTCATGCTCTCCATGTGGCTATCGTTACACATAGCCAACAACGCTTCGTTGATTACCATTAATTGATCTTCAAGAACTCTGTCCTGCTCCTCGAATCCTTGTTTGAGTTCCGCACGAGCGGTGCGGATTTTTATGTGCGCTGCCGCCAAAGTCTCAGCGTTGTATTTCATACCAATCTCCTGTTTAATTAACTAACGAACCGCCACGATACTTTATTTATTTTACATTGTCAAATACTTCATAGGTTTTAATTTCCCGCGGCATCGTATAGGCCGCGGCTTTCTCAGCGGAGTGCCCGAAGTCCATAGCGGCTAAGGCAAATGCCGCCCCTGTTCGTCCTTAAGTATTTGTCGTAACTTTGGCGATGTCCAGGCGTTCCCGCAATAGCGCGTAACCGGCGATGTCCACTAGGTTATCTTCTGGCGCCTTACCCGTTTTTAGGCGCGCTACTTTGAGCAGTATCATCATACTGCATACATCTTCAGGCGTTATTGCACGCCCTAAGTACGCCTCCCATAGAGCCGCGATCTGCCTGAGATTCTTTGCCGGATCGCCGTGGGTGCGCTCCCTGTCGCCATATACTATATTAACTGCTTGTTGTGCTATGTTCATTTTTCCTCCTATCGTAATTAGAACATTTAACCACTTTCGTTCCGTCTTTATCTGTAGCTACAACATGCATCTTAGTGAAGTCTAAAACGGAACAGTCCTGCGCCAATTTAGTGCATGCCATGCACATCATTCCTTTAGGCCGATAGCTCAATTTACTCCTCCCCGTCAGTTGCAATCCAATAGATCGCCTGCATTATTCCGTATGCAAATAAAGCTCCGGCAAACACCTTAAATGCATCGTACAGCCCAGCGCGGACACCAATTACGAAAAGAACAATACCCCACAATACCGCAAGTAAAACCCATCCTTTTGTCCTATTACGCATAGTTTTCAACCTCCCATCCGTCCATTTGTTTCTCCTTTATATTCACCACCAGCCCTTCCTACTCTCCTCGAGCGTGTCATTAAGCTTGCGTAGCTTTGAAGTGACTGCATCAAAAATTTCCTCGCTGTACGAGTAACAGTCATCAAGGCATCCTTTCCAATTTCCACCCATCAGACGAATACGCCCATACACTTCCTCGTCAACCTTAATTATGTATACAGGATCGCTGAACTCATCCGCCTCGAAGTATTTAAACTCCACCTTAAATTCTCCTACATCATTAAGCGCGTTTTGCTCGGGGTAAAACATATCAATCAGCACTTTCATTCTCCCTCCTTAACTTCGCGCCAGATTTCACACTTCGTGTTCACCCAAACATGCGGAACGTTGCATTTAGA